AAGGCAGTTGAGTTTTCACCACGTGCCTCTGCGTCTTGAGCAGCTTGGAACATTGCTCTTGACTTGACATGAGGATCAGTAACTGCCATTGCCTGTTTAAGAGTGGATGATTCTTTCTTAGAAAGAGCAGCACCACCAGAACTTGCAGCAGGAGCAACAGAAGCCGCTGCAGCTGCAGGAGCACCACCAGAACTTGCAGCAGGAGCTCTACCGCCTCCGCCGCCTCCACCGCCACCTTTTTCGGCATAACCACCGCCACCACCACTAGATTCGCCACCGCCACCAAGTCCTGCCATTTCAATATGAACTGGGTCGTTTGGAACTGGTCTTGATAGTCCATATTTTGCTAAAATTCCCATCTTATCCATAGCAGCTGCATCAGCGCTATTGATATCTACAGCAAAGCCTTTTTCGTGTTTACTTGTTCCAGGTCTTGCTGCTGGGTAAGGACTTCTTCCACTAATGTATGCTTGGTAAAGTTGCGCTTGTTTACTAGAATCTCTAAGACCAGAAGTAATTTGAATACGTCTGCCAGTTGCATCGAAATATTCAGAAGCTGCCATGTTAACTGCATTTGCTAATTTTGGATTTATACCATTCATATTACCAGCAATTGCTTGACCACCAGAACGTCCTGCAACCATTTCACCACCACTCATTCCACCACCACTCATTCCACCACCACCCATTTTAGTGTTAATGGATGCTAACTTAGAACCATAATTTGGATCTGTTGCATAACCAGTTTTAGATTGAGCTGTGATAGCTTCGTTAATATTTGTCGCAGAAAGAACACCTTTATATCTTGGATTCTTTTGTAGAAAATCAATATAATCTGCTGCGGAATCTGTTACATTATTATATGATCTGAAACTTTGTTTCATACCAACCATTTTACCACCAACAAATTCTTGAGTTCCAGCATTTACAGAATTTGGACCAGAACCTTTAATACCGAATGCATTATTTCCAACCATATGTCTACCATAACCAGTTTCCAATGAAGTTTGTGTTGCTCCTAATCGAGCAATAACTTCTGGGTTAGATACACCTTTTTCTTTTGCAGCTGCATACAGCGCATTATACATTTTATCATAATAAGCTTTTTGAGTTTCAGTCGCAGCAGGAGCAGCAGCGCCAGCAGGGGCATTAGGGCTTCTACCAATAGAAACAGCACCACCAGCTGGCGGAGCTTCTTGTTTTGGCTTCCATAAACTAGGAGCAGTTTGAGATGAAATGATAGCGTTTGCACGTTCTCCAGGTAATTCGTTTATAAATCCTCTACCTGCACCAGCTTTTTCATAACTGATAGGACTAGCATCGCCTATACTTGATGGATTTCTACTTGTCTGTTTTCTTAAACCATTCCAAGCTTCGTTTTCCAACTGCTGGGTAGTTTTATCTTTATCTCTTTCTTGTAACTTTTTAAAATTTGGATCCTGCGAAATTTTTTCCGAAACTTTATTAAGTCCATAAAGAGCTGCTGCGGTTGCAGCAGTAACAGCTAAAACGGTTGGGTTTTTAGCAAATGAAGAAAATAACGATTCAGCAAAAGTAGATAAAGCATCAGAAGCTGCACCTCCACCACCACCGCCACCAGCTTGAGACATCTGGGATAGAATTTTTTCATTCCCTGATATAAGAGCTTCGAATCCTTTTGCCAATAAATCATTTTGTTTTGCTAAAAGACCATTATTCTTTTTTAGAGCAGCAGATTGTTTATTAACATCACTCTGTAAATCACGCAGTGCATTTATTACATCTTTACTCTTATCACCAGTAGGTCCAGTTTGTTTACCAGATTCTATAGCATCTTCTGCACCACTATCTGCCGAACCAAAATTGAATGAGCCACCAGTTCCTAGTCCAGCTAATACACCAGAACCTACATTAGATAAAGTTTTTTTGGTAAAATCACCAACACCCTCTTTAATTTTTGATTTTGTTGATGGTGATATTTTTGGTAATCCTGCCATTTTACTTTGTCATCTTTTCTTGAGTACGACCATATGCAGTAACACCAAGGATAGCACCGAAGGCAAGATGAATCAAACCACCATTGTCAAGTGTGATTGATTTCCATGCAACGTATGGTAATCCTTTGATGAATACTGGCATAAACATCGATATGATTGGGAACCCAACGAAGTCACAGAAACAGATAAGCATATAGAGCCAACCCATTGCTGGTCTCCAGTATGCTTTCATCCAATGTTCATCTTGTTTAGCATTTTCTTTTTCCCACTGCTGTTTCTCTAATTCAATTTTAGCAAGCTGTGCTGCTTCTGATAATTGCTGAGATTGAGGAGCAGGAGATGGTGATGATGTGAATGTTGATGTCGTCGTTGTAAACGAGGCAGCAGCACCTTTTGTCGCAGGTGGAAGTTGATCCATTGCTGGTTTAGCAACTGGTTCTGCGTTTTGATCAATGGTTCCAAAATTAGGCATTTCTTTGTCTTTCCTCTAGTTTATTGAGATAACTCATCAACAATTGAAAATATAAATCACGCTCAAAAGGTACCATGTCCTCAATTTCTTTTATAGAATATTTATGGTGCTGAACCATAGCAAACATCATGTTGTAATAGTTCTCTAGTGTATTATGACTCAGCGCAACGTAAAAAAATCATTTATTGAACTCAAAACAATCTGTCTATCATTACCAAGAGAGTTCTTATATTTTATCTCATAGTTAACTTTTGGCACATTAGCCAAATAATCACTAATCTTTGTGAAAGTTTTTACATCCAAACTATCCAAAAATTCTAATACTTCTTCTCTTGTAAACAATGCAGGATCATATACAGAATCACCATCAAAGATCTTATCAATACAACGCACAACCAATTCAACTGTCGCATCGTCCATGCTATTTTTAAAGAACTCTTTATCTGAATAGATGCTGGCTGATGGATATTTCATAACAACACCAAGTTTTTCATTGACCATAATTTTACTATCAATATTTTTTGGAATATCTATTTTAACTTTATCCAAATCGACTTCAAAATCGTATAACTTTTCATCTTCAAAATCTTTGAATGTTAGATTGACTCTATTTGAAATTGATAGACCACGAAGTTTAATGAAAATGTATTCTAAGTCGAATACAGCAATTTTGTTTACATCAAAGGAATCATCCATAGCACAGTTCTGTACAACCTGATTGATTGCTGTTAAAATATCGGATTCTTCGGCGCTTGCTTTTGCAGTTAAGAGAATCTTTTCTTCTTTGACTAGTAACTGTCTAAACTTCATTTTCTTATTTTTAGAAGGTATCAGAATATCAAATTGCGGATACATAATTTTAGGTAATGCCATACTAATTCACTCCATTGTGTTAAAATGTTATAAAAATATTTGTTGATTGGTACAATAATCCTCTTATATCGCTCTGAATAGCATTTTCAGAAGGACCAAGATAAATTCCTGATGGGTTTACTTCTCTGTCAACTCTCTGTTGTACTCTTGGTAAATTGACATTGAAATTTGTATCCTCTTTTACATTCCAAGATCTATAATTGAAACGGATCGGCATATTGATAACGTCAGTCGCTCCCCAATTTAATGATATATCTGGTAATGATATTGGAAATGCATCTTGAAAGTCAACAGTGATAATTGGTTTTTCAGGAAAGTTTTCTGCATAGACGAATACAGTTATTGTTGTTGTAAAGTTATTTTTATATTCTAATTCATGTAAAGTGCCCGAACTAATATCAAATGCATAAATCATTTCTAACCAATCTTTAAAAAACTTCCAGATCTGAGTTTTTTGATCGATACGAAATGTTATATCTAAATCAGTAAACGATGCACCCCATACAGCTTTTTCTGAGTTACCAATGCCTTGTCTTCTAATTTCAGATGTTTGTAATGATATACCAGGAAGGCTACAAGCTTCAGCAAAGTATTCTATGATAGAAGCTGTTTTTGTTGCGCCACCATTTGCAGTTCCTACGATTGCACCTGTGGCGTCAACTGTTGCTGTACCATTTAACATACCGTTTGGTGGAGTTATATTCACAAGGAACCTATTCGCCTTGAGCATACCACCTTCAGCAGAAACTTTTGCTTTAAATACGTTGATATCGAATGCCATTTAACCTACCGTTGATAATGATTCTTTGAATACCTTGGACTTATTTGCCTTCGCGAATCTCTCGGTTGGCAACATCACTGCCATGTCCCAATTTGTGACAGGTACATTAATAAAATTACTCTGTACATGACTAAACAAATATCTTTTATAACAAGGTGCAAAGTATTTAAACTTGCTTGCATTATTCAATAGTTGATAAGATATTTTCAACTTAGTTGTATTATCATATTTAGTGTTGTTAAGTAGAGAATACAGAGAGTCCATCAGCCGAGCTCTTAGTTGTGGAGAGATGTAATGCAGGTTGATTCCATCGAATCCCTGCGAATCTACGTTAACCAAAAATATGAGTGGAAACTTGTCGTAGTATGGGAGAACTTCTTTAAATTTAGGATCATAGAAGTACATAAACATCTTACCGATATCACGGGGTGTGACAATTTTAGTTGAATTGTTCTTATCGGTCATCATTCTCTGTGCATTTACAGACTGAATGTTAGCTGCATTCTGACGGAACCAGCTGATCGATTCCTTACTAAAGTTCTGGGTAACACCAGCTGTTGAACCTTTATTTGCTAACGTCTGAAAGATGTATGCCATTAAAATTTCAATCCTAATTCTTTTTCAGTAAAAATCATAAATTCCCAGCCTCTATCAAAACAGTAATCTTTGGCAGCTTTCCACTTAGCTTCATTTACGCCCCATGTCATTACCTCAGTAATGTATCGTCTGTTTTTTGTTTTTTGGACGACTGGTGGCTTAGTCTGAGCTGCTGGTTTTACCTCAATCAATACTGTCTTTTTAACTCCATCTTTATTTATGATTGTTGCAATAAAGTCCACAAAATACCTATGGATTCTATTATCTATCGGAGAACGATAGGGTATGATTACCTCTTCAGAGCCCCAGCTAATAACATTAGGATCTTTATCAAATCTATCCATCAAAACACATTCCCAGCGAGAACGATAAATAATATTCGTAGGATCACCTTTGTATTTTTGTGGATTTTTGGGTTTAAAATAACCTTTATATGTCATCGGTCCATCGAACACTAATAAATATCATATGTTATTTAGCAGGATATATTCATATGTCAATTAGAGATACAGTTTCAGAACTTATAGATGAAGGAAAACAGATTATTGGTCTTCGTCAAGTAGAATCTGGAGGCGAATATACTTTTCCAGGAGATTTGAATAGTTCATATTATATGAATATAGTTTTTTACGAATACAGAAGAGAAGATCTTAATAGTATTGGTAGTGCAAATCGTTTAGCATCAATGCGTCTTCCAATACCAAACAACTTAGTTGATAATTATGCTGCAAACTATGCTGATGAACCATTGAATACAGCTCTTGCAGCTACAACTGATGCAGCTTTGGGTGGAGATATAGCAAGTTTGGGTGGTTTAGGGGTACTAGCAGGCGTTTCTGGTGCTTTGATTGGCGGTGCAGCAGCTGCAACTGCTGCAGGCGGTTTAACTGGATTGGCAGCAGATGTAGGTCGAGCAGCTGCTTCTGCTGGAGCTCCAATAGCATCAGCAATGACTGGTTTATCATTAAATCCATTTTTGACAGTTATGTTTAAATCTCCGCAATATAAACAATATAATTTTGCATGGAGATTATATCCAAAAACCAATCAAGAAGCACAAGAGATAGCTAATATGGTAACTTTGACAAGATATCATATGTCACCAGATAGAAGTTCGGGAGTTGGTGGTGCAATTTTATCTTGGCCAAGTTTAGTTAAGTGTCAAATTTTTGCAAAAGGAGCAGAACTTTATCCATTCAAGTATGGTGTGATAAAAGATTGCGCTTTCAATTTTGCACCAGACGGAGCTCCATCATTCTTTAGAGATGGTAGACCGACTTCAGTTGACTTTAAAGTAACAATACAGGAAGTCGAATACTTCTTGAAATCAAGTATGGGAAGCTCATGAGCGAACAGTATTTTAAGAAGTTCCCAACCATAACTTATAATGGTTACCAAGCAAAGAATTTAATGGCACGTGTAAATTTTCTAAACAGAGTTTACACTAAGCCAGAGTACTTCTATAATTTAGAATTGATAAACTCCGAAAGAGCAGATAATATCTCTAATGCTGTTTATAATGATCCATATCTTTCATGGTTAGTCTATTTGGCTAATGGTATAGTAGATCCATATTATGATTGGAATTTGAGTCAGTATGACTTTAATAACTTTTTGACTAACAAATATGGAGCAGTTGAAAGAGCTCAGAACAGAGTTGCATACTGGAATAATAATTGGTATGATGATACCGCAACCATTTCTGTCTCTGAATATAATGCAGCTCTTGATTACAGAAAGAAATATTATGAGCCAATCTATGCAGGCAGAAATGTATTAGAGTATAGACGCAGACAGGTAGACTGGATTGTCAACACAAATCAGATCTGGGAATACAAAGTTGATGATGATGCAACTCTTACATTAGATGAAAAGGTAACAATATTCTCTGATGGTTTGCCAGTGGCTAACGGACAGTTGCTATTTTCTAATAGCAGCGTTGTACGTATTCATCAGGTGTTCGGGACAACTGATACATATAGTAATAACAGCGTTACTGCAACTCTATCTGGTGAAGTTAATGAAGTTTCTGTAAATATATCAGAGGCGAATTTAATCGCAAAGAATATATCAGACGAAGAGTTTGTCTATTGGACTCCAGTCACATATTATGATGTTGAAGATATAAAGAATACAGACAACCAAAACATAAGAGTTTTGAATAATCAATATGGCACAACTGCCGCACTCCAACTCAAGAGATTGCTTAGTAAATAATGGCAGCGTATAATCCAGGAGACATACTAGTAGCTGAATTTACAATAAAAGGAGTAGACTTCAAAAGAACATTTATAACTTTTGATGTCTATGAGAGTCTACTCATGCCTGGAATTGTAGCTAAGATATTCCTATTAGATCCAGAAGATTTCATTGGCGAAGGTAAGATTGCTGGTGGTGAAGCAGTAAACATTGCATTCAAATCTCCTGGCTCATCAACTGTTGATTATAAGTTGGTAGTCAATTCAATTGAAAAGGTACAATCAACTCAGGCTATGAAAGCCAAATCATACATACTGACTTGCTGCTCTGAGGAAGTGCATAAGGCAAGAGACAAATATATCTCTAAATCATATGAAAAGAAACAGCTCTCTGAGATGATTAAAGATATATTCGATAATTATATTGGCAGCTCAAAGAGTATAAATCTTGAAGAGACAAAAGGATTGCATAATTTCGTTGTGCCGAAGTTAAAGCCATTCGAGGCTATAGACACTATCAGACGCAGAAGTATATCTGAACAGAATAAGTCATCATCTTTTATATTCTTTGAGAATCAAGACGGCTATCACTTCACGACAGTTGAAAAGCTATTTAGAGACGGACAGGTAATCAAGGATCTCGTACAAGATTCAGCAACTGGCGGCGACTTCTTTGGTGCAAAGGGCAATGCTGTTCTTGCTGTTGATATACCACAGCAGGTTAATGCAGGCGAGACAATCAGTCGTGGTTACTTCAATCAGAGTGTTAGAACATTCAACTTCACAACTGGTGAATATAAGATAAAGAACGACATCAAAGACCCTGATAAAGATACAAAGAAGGGTGGCGATGGCGAGAGAACGTCGAGCGCATTAAAGAATAAGCATTCACAAGAGGCGAGCAGAATATCTGTATTGCCTGTCAACAACCACAAAGACATTGGTCTCAATCAGAAGTCATATATACCCGAACAATCACCTGCGCAAACTGCATATGCTGACTCTATATCATCGAGCAGAGTTAATGTAACAGCAGTTGGTGATAGTGCATTGAAGGTTGGTGCATTAGTAAATGCCAATCTATTGAAAAAGGTATCGCTTAGTACAGGACCAACAATTGATCCTGCATTGTCTGGTAAGTTTCTTGTATTCAATTGCCGACACAGAATTAAAGCTCCAGGAGAGAGACCAAGATATACCTGTGAGATGCAATTAGTCAAAGGTGCATTTGAGGATAGCTTCGCATGACAGAAAGAGCTCTTGGTTCACACTTCAAATGGTTTGTTGCCAAAGTTGTTAATCGTGGTGACGGCAAGCAGGG